CAGAAAATGAAAATAATGTTTTGCTATCATAAGCACCAGCAGTTGGATTTGCACCCGCAGAATAAACTCCAATTTCAGAAATCTCATATCTTTCTTCTGTTGGAAGTTCTGCTGTAAGTACAACTTTAGCAGTTCCATCGTCATCCTTTATATATCCTCTAGATGTAATTGGAACACGAAACATTTCAAAGTCCAGTGAGGTTTGGTTAGAATAATCTCCAAATGGAACTTCTGGGTCTGGATCTAATGGCTTTGCTCCACAGCCCACGGCAATATAGGAAGCATACGCTGGGGACTGACCCACAAGGTATTTAGCAATTATATTTTTTCCATTATTAGTTATCATAGTTATTCCACCTCGTATATTGTATCACTAAGAACAATCCCCTGCTGAAGGATTTGAACCTCTACCTGCTCTTCTTTACCCATATTAATAACGTTGATTACGATATCCCCAGTTCTTGGATCTGTATATACTATTTTACAGTTTTCTATCTGCTTCGTAGGATCAACGGTGTCAAGCGTATATCCCGTACCACATTCTGGGATTCTGTCGCTAAGTTTAATTGGAAAATTTTTAAAATATGAATCTGCCGTTTTTTGTAATGCAAGAATATTTTGAGGGTTATATTGAAAAAATATAGAACTTAGATTTTTAATAGGACTATAAACTACGTTTTCTCCATTAATTAAATCACTTCTAGATATGGTAATGATTTCATGACCACCTATATCCTCAAATATTAAATCAGTCATTATCTCAATAGGAACAGTGTCAGGTGGAGTAATTATTAAATCTGGTGTTGCTGGCTTAACTGCCAGTGGTCTAGCAATACTTGGGCTGGACTGTGGAATTTGTGGAGTTGAATTAGTTGCCATTACTTTACCTCACTTAAGTATACTGTCATATCTGGACCTTCTGTTCCTTTACTATATTCAATATAGTATACAACGTATCTGTCATTTGTAATTTTTTGAATATTATCTTTTGTGTATTTTACAGAAACAATATCGCCTAATTGAATTGTAGAATTAGCAAAAATCTTAACGCCAATAGACTTTCTTGGTTTGACTATTTTTGACAATAGCCACTTCATTAAACTATTTGCTTGATCTTGCGTTTGAATATATGCAGTTTGAATAGAAAAATCTTTTTTGCCATAAGTCATTCTGCTTAACTTAATATCTTCATACTCTTTATTTATTTTAAAAGGAGACACAACAACATTGGACCCTTCTATAGTTGGATCAGACAAAGAACTATTTTTAGAATAGTATTCATCTACCGTTAACTCTCCATTAGATTCTTGAGTAAAGGTCACTCCTTGAATTCTTAAATAGTTTCCAGTTGTTTCATCTAAACTTAACGCAGTGTCTGTAGCATTAAATATCATAAACTCTGCACCGTAAGAACCCGCTCTAAATCCAGAAACCGTGTATCCCTTTATCTTGTTAAACGTTGGAGACATCTTTGCATAAAGTGCTGGATAGGCTTTATCATATCTAATATTAAATGTGGCAGCCTCACGCATGATAGTTCCAAACTCTTCAAAATAAATACTGTACTTCTTAGGATCTGAACTACTGATTCCAGACAAATATGTTCCCTGAATAATACCGCTCATGGCGTACTTTCTAAATGATTCTGTAGCATTAATCTCATCATCAAAAATATTATTAACTGGTGTATCCAAAGCAAACACAGCATTTTGGCTATAGTTATTTGACAGTGCATATATATTTTCAAACATTACTCTTGATGAGCCACGAACAAAAAGTGCCATATTATTATATACTGGAAGTGGGTCTTGGTCTACAACTGTTGTCAGCAATGATCCGTTCATGTATAAATGAAAAACTCTTGCATTTCCTAAAGCCTCATACTCAATTCCAATATCATAAACTGTTACATTTTGCTCAGACGCCATTCTATATTGACCAGTAAACTTACCATCATCTACAATAATATTTCCTAAACCCTCCCAGATTTTTACTGGTATAGCATCAGAAGAAGCAGAGTCTTTTTTAATTTTGTAGAATATAACATTGTGTACATTCTGTTTTTCAAGAGTAGATATGTTAGAACTTCCAAGCGCACTTAACTCTAAATAGTATCCATTATTTGTTTCTGGATTTACCATTATGGCAAGTCCTCCACCACCCCCAGAAATAGTTATGTCTCTGTCTGGAGTTAGTCCTGGCACAGTGTAATAATTTGTGCTGCCGTTTGCTGTTTGCCCACGGCTTGCATTATTTTCTATCTTTCCTACAATTCTCATTCTAGTTCCAAAATGTTTAAATTTACTGTTAAGTGGCTTATAGACATATGAAATAAAATCTCTTGGCTTTCCTGTTACTGGTATCGATGGCCCTTGCATAACAAAAGCAGAGGATTGAATAGTTCCAGATTTTGGCGTTGTAAAAGTATTTACATCTGACTCAGCATTAAAAGTAGCAGACATGAAATTTCTTATAATTCCGTTTCTTGTTGCTTTTTTGGCAAGTTCATTACTAATCCCAGCAGCACCCTCGACAGTATTTGGTGCTTGAGTATTGTCTTCAAATAAATACTTTGACTGCATGGAGCATCCTCTAACGTTTGCGTCATCTCTCCAGTACGAGTTTAGTCCTGCATAATGTTCTTCAATAGAAGTTCCAAACTGCCCTCTTCCATGTTTAGCGACTGCTCCATTTTTTAATTTTAATACTCCGTTAACTTCTTCATAGTTAGGCTCAGTATATATTCTTACAAGTCCAGTTGGGTACATCTTTCCGTTAAACGGTAACTGTGAAAAATAATATTCATACTCTTGGGCGCTGCTAATCCAAACGTTACCGAACTTAGCAACATTAAATTGTGCAGCGTCATATTTAATTATTTCCCCATTGGAATAAAAATATCCATTATATCTTGCTATCCAATAAATTCCTTCACCAAAGTCTATAACGTTGTTTGTTAATTCTCTATTTACAACTGTAGGTATTTGATTTGAAAGATTGGAGTTCAGTGGTATAGCACTTAATAGATATGAAGATTGCATACCTGTTTCATTATTAACAGATTTAGTGTTTTCTGTTCCAGCAACTTCCCATAAAAGAACTGGTTTATAAATCCAATTTCTATCCATGTCAATTAGGCTTGCTTGCTTAATAGTTCCTACAGATCTTTGAATATATTTTTCAGAATAATTAATCTTGCCATCATTAAATACTTGGTTTTCTTCGGATGCAATTTCAATAATGTTTGGAAGAATATTTAAATTTGAGTCAGGTTCATTTCCAGATAAATAAATATCTATAGGTCTTTGATCTGCTGTTGGCATTATATAGTCTTTGCTCATCATAACAAAATTATTATATTCGTCAAAAAACATTGCTGATTGAGACGAGATTGCTAATTGCTCTAAAACTTCTGCAACGCTAACGTCTGGCTCTACATAGAAATATGGGATTATTAACTCTGTTTCATTTGCCACTCTTTTAAAGGTATAGTTTGCAAATCCAACAGAATCTAATAGGAATGCTACTGCAGAACTAAGAGATACATTTGTCATTAAAATTTGTGGCGCTGTTAAGTTTTCAAAATAAAAAAACAAATCTCGTAACTCTAACTCTACTGTTTGATCTGACTTATTGCTTTTTGGAAAACCATCTGAATACAAAGTCTTGACTGGAATATAATAATCCCATCCATCTACATTAAAAACAATATCATAAAACTTAATTTGTATATGTCTATTAATGTAGTTTTTAATTATACTTTGTGTATTGTTTTCATTAAAAGCATCATCGTAATCAAATATAGAAAGAGACCCAGTCGATGCCAAAAGTTGTCCTACTGGCATTCCGCTAACGCCTAAATCTGAAGCACTCTTTTTTACAGAAAAATCTAAAGTCTTATCTGTTATGTCTGCCGTTAATCGTGGGGACATTTCGATAAGATCAAAAGTACAGTTTGACTTGTTCATTGTATCAACAACAACTCTAAGTCCTCTAATATTATCAAACTCTCTATAAATCTCAGCACCACCAGCATTGATATACTTTGTAGGGTTTGTCATATCTGTTACAAAGTTTGTTAGCCTATCTACTTCTGACTCTTCTAAATACCAACCGTATTGTGGTGTGAAAACCTTGTAGTCATTAATTTCATCTATCCAGATATGAAATTCACCTATGTCATTTTCATTAGTACATACTAGATAGGCATACCCGTTAACAGATTTTTCTGGAAGCAATGTTGTAGAACTGTACTTTTCTGCATATACGAATATATCTCTGTATGGTTGTGGAACCTTTAATCCATAGGCCAACTCAACATACCCGTCACTTTTTATGATAGGCGTTCCGTCTTTTCTAACAGAAGATTGGTTAAAAGATAATAGATCAACCCATGAATTATTTTTTAAAGCCTGGATCTTCCATCTAACTGGAGTTGCCCTTTTGGAGTCTCCGTAGAATGGATCAGATATTGATGATGATGCGGAAGTAAAAGTTCCAAGATCTACACTGCCTACATGTGTTTGCATTTTAACAACAACTCTATTTGCAGATACAGTGTCCTTATATACAATAAATGGTGCGGTATCTTCAATGGCAAACTCTCCATTTTTAGAAAGAGATATACCATACTCTATACCATTTTCAGTTCTAAATGATGTCCAATATTTAAAAGAGTCCTTGACATCTGGCATATAATATCTAGGGCGGTTTGCCATATTAATGTTAGGATGATGCAAATAATTTCCTGGCAAATATACTGCTTTATTAATTCCTGATCTTGGTCTAAATTGCTTAAAGCAATCCTCTAATGAATAAATCATTTTTAATTTTTCTTTATTAGGCTTTAAAGTTATTGGATCACCATTATCTTTAAAGCCTCCGTCAATAACTACATCTGCATCTGTAGCACCATAGTAAAATGGTATCGATGTATCCTTAGTTTCTGATGGATCAAAGTTGCTTGGAATAATTTTATATACTGAGTCTGATCTAGTTGGCCTATATCTATAGTTACCAATCTTAAGAATGTTGGTAGGTGAGTTCAGATTCCATTCAGCAATGACAGCACTTTTAGTTTTAACTACAGAAGATGTCTCTAAATGTTTTTTTAAATCTTCATTATAAAACATTATGCCTCTTCCAAGCCTATGGATATATTCCAAAAATCAAACTTAGGGCCTCTTCTATTTACTGTATAAGAAAAGTCAGTAAAGAAAACTTCTACTAATTCGTTATATTGTGGCAGGTGTGCATAAGCAGAATCATCTTTTCCAAATACAGAATACTTATCGTATGATAGATAGCACCAGAAAGATCCTTGATGATTTTCATACCAATCAAGTAATTCTACTCCCCCAGCACCACCGTCGGTTGTATACTGTGCATCTGGAGAGTTAGGCAGTCCAGATTGTCCAGTCATTTCTGATTGTCCGTTAGAATCAAAGTCTGGACTAAAAGCA